CCCCAATCTCAACCCCTGAGGGAGTAGTCCCCGGGAACGTCCACGACAACGGCGATGGCACCTGGTCGCCAAGCGTGTACGTCGAGGGCGCGGAGATCACAGGCGCGACCATAGAGGTGGCCGAGACCATCACCCTCGCGGCCGGGACGGCCGAGATCGGCAAGCTGGGCGCCGGCACGGCGGAGATCGGCAAGCTCGGAGCCGGGACGGCCGAGATCGGCAAGCTGGGCGCCGGCGCGGCGATGATCGGCCACACGATCACTGATCCCACAAGCGTCACAGCCATCGCTGGCGCCGCCAAGGGCACGACGGTCACAGCGCAGCCGACCGTCTCCGCCATCGACGCCGACCGCAACGGCCTCGACGTCAAAGTGCTGGCGGCGCCCGCCGGCCGCGCGCTCACGAACGCCGATGTGGTAACCGCCGAGCTGTCCTCAACCGACAACGCCGTGCTCGACGCGCTCGTCACGCTCCTCGGCCGCGAGCCGCACAACCTTGTGCCCAACGCTGCGCAGGCAGACCAGGCGCTGACCGTGGACGCGACCGGCGGCGGCGTGCAGTTCGGCGCGCTCCACGCCGACACCACCCACGTCTTCTGGTCGAACGAAACGGCGCCCTGTCGCGTGACCTTCGACAACTCCGCGCCGACCACGACCAACGGCCACCTCATCAACATTGGCGACTCCGGCGTGTGGAGCAAGGCCATGGCTGTGGCCGCCAAGTTCATCCGCACCGGCGGGACCTCGGCCGTCATCAGCGCCTCGCAGATGAAGGGAAGCTGAGATGAGCCTCATCGTCCCCGGCCTGCGTGACCATCATCACCCCATCGCCGGCGGTACCGATTACGCCGAGTTCGAGGCCGACGGCACGCTCGTCCTGCACGGCGCCGCCACCTACTGGGAAGACCTCCGCGTCGCGCCGAACGCGCGCACGCAGGGCGACAATGCTCCCGCCTTCGAGAAGTACATGGACGACCTCGCGGGAACGAGTCGCGGCATCTACGCCTACTCCTTCGACGATGTGGCGGCCTCGCAGGAGAAAGAAGTCTTCTTCCAGATGCAGCTGCCGCACGCATGGAAGCTCGGCAGCGACATCTCCCTCCATGTCCACTGGGTCGGCACCGTGAACGACACCGACGCCGCGCCGCGCTGGGGCCTCGAATACTCATGGTCTGAGATCGGTGGCGTCTACCCGGACACGACGACCATCTACACGGTGGACAAGCTCCCCGTCGATGCCAACGTCGTCGCCTGGCAACACTACCTCTCCGAGTTCGTTGACATCACGCCGGGAGCCGGGGCGGACGGCCTCTCGTCCATCCTCATGGGCCGCCTCTTCCGCAACTCGAGCAACGCCCTCGACACCTACAACGCCGGCCAGAACAAGTGCGGCCTGCTCTTCATTGACGCTCACATCGAGTGCGACACGCTCGGCAGCCGCGCGGAACTGGCCAAGTGAGTGGGGCGACGGGTGACAGCCTCCACATGATTGACCGTGACCACTCCCGCAACGAGGAAGCGGCAATGAAGACGAGCAAGACCGAACGTCAGTGGTACGAGATCAAGGCCGCGAGCGGCGGCTCCGCCGACATCTGGATCTATGAGGAGATCGGCGGGAATTTCTGGGGCGAGGGCCTCACGGCGAAGCAGTTCGTCGAAGACCTCGCGGCTCTGCATGTCGACCACATCGCACTGCACATCAACTCGCCCGGCGGCAGCGTCTTCGACGGCCAGGCGATGTTCAACGCGCTGCAACGGCACCCAGCTAGCGTGACCAGTCACGTCGAGGGCCTCGCCGCCTCCATCGCCAGCGTGGTCGCCCTCGCCGGCGACACCGTGGAGATGGCCGCCAACGCGCTGTTCATGATCCACGACCCCTACGGCATGGCCATGGGCACGAGTGACGACATGCGGCAGATGGCCGAGGTGCTCGACAAAGTGAAGGGCACCATCCTCGGCGTGTACGAGCGAAAGACCGGCATGGAGCCCGAGGCGATCCTCGAGGCTATGGCCGCCGAGACATGGTACACCGCCGCCGAGGCGCAGCAGGCCGGCTTTGTAGACAGCGTCGCCGCGCCGGTCAAGGCCGCGGCGCTCTCGCGCTTCGACTTCAACTCTCTCGGGTATCGGCACGTGCCGGATGCCCTCGCCCATGCAGATCGCACCGCTGCGGACGCCTTTGAGGCCCCCAGAGCCACGTCCTTTGAGGATAGGCAGAGCCGGGATCTGGTGCACACGCCCGGATACTTCAGAAGCCTACGCAAGGAAGGGAGGTAGCCCCATGGGCTACTTCGATTATCGGCAGTTCGAGGCCGACGCTGAGCGGCTTCAGCATCGCGTCACCGAGCTGACCGCCAAGGAAGACCGCACCGCCGACGAACGCGACGAGATCATGTCCCTCATGGGCCAGATCCACGCGCTCGAAGACGCTGCCGGGAAGGTCAAGGAGGCCGAGCTGGTCGAGCTGCGCGCCTCCATCGCGCGGGGCACCGCCGTGAGCATCGGTGAGCCCGTCGTCGACCCGAAGGACGCCGCACGTCAGGCGTTCTACGACTACATCAGGACCGGCACGATCCGGGACGCCTCGATGTCCACCACGGACGCCAACGGTGGCTTCATCGTGCCCGAGCCCGAGCACGCCGCCCTGATCGAGCTGATCCGCAAGCGTGACCCGATCTTCGGCAACGCCACGGTGTTCAACCTGACCGGCGACACGACCCTGCTCCTGCCCTACAAGAGCGCGCACGGCGTGGTCGCCAACGCGACGGAGACCGGCGCCCGCTCGGAGCAGAACGCGCCGACGTTCACCAGCCCGAGCCTCGTCTGCTACGACTACTACTCGGACCAGCGCGCCTACCAGAAGTACCTCGACAGCGTGCCCGGCGCCGAGCAGCAGCTAATGGCGTGGATGTACGAAGACATCATGGAGCAGGCCGGCGCCGACGCCGTGGCCGGCAACGGCTCCACCAAGATCAAGGGCCTGTTCGCCGAGACCAGCGCCTACACGACGCACCTGAGCACCAGCGCGGGCGCTATCCTCAACTCCAACTTCATCACGCTGTACTTCGCCTTGCCGGCCAAGTACCGCAGCCGGGCCAAGTGGATCATGGCTCCTGGCACACTGGCCGTCGCGACCGCCTTCGCCCTGCCGAGCAACGCCAACGTGCCGCTGTGCACGGTGGACGGCAACGGCGTGTGGAGCATCTACGGCAAGCCCGTTCTGGAGTCCGACTCGGCACCGGCCATCGGCGCCTCCGCTTACCCCATCGCACTGGCGGACATCGCCGCGGCGTATGCGGTCGGCATCCATAGGAGCACTACGATCCTGCGTGATCCGTACACGTCGCAGCCTGCCATCAGGTTCTACTCTCTGGCGAGGCTCGGCGGCTGCGCCTGGGACTACCAGGCGTGCAGGCTCCTCAAGTCCAACTCGAGCTGAGTCAGGCGAGTCAGAAGCACGTCCAGAGGGCGGCCGACGGGCCGCCCTCTGGCGTTGTCCGTCTCGTCGGGTGACGCCCTCGGCAGACTTGATCAAGCCCGACCATTCGAGCAAGGAGCCAAGCATGGGCGTCATCACCTCCCTCGCACAGCACATCAAGATCACGTCCGCGCTCGACTACGCCAGTGGCACCGCCACCCGCGAGGGCGCGATCATCGACATGCTCGGCTACCGCGGCATCATCATGGTGGTTCATCTCGCTGCCATCGCCGGCAGCGCCGTGGTGGGCTTCAAGGCGCAGCAGGACACCGTCGTCGGCTTCACCGGCGCCGCCGACCTCCTGGGCAGTAACCAGGTGCCGGCCGACAACGACGATAACCAGCTCATGGGTCTGGAGATCTGGGAGCCGACTGAACGTTTCCTGCGGCTCGTCATCACGAAGGACGGGGCCTACGCCTGCGCCGAGTCGGCGGTGTACTACCAGTACGGCGCCATCAACCGCCCGACCACGTTGGCCGTCGCCAACCTCGTCACGTTCAAGCGCCTGCAGAGCCCCGCTGAGGGCACGGCCTGACCATGAAGCGCGTCCGCTACATCATGCGCAGCGCAGTGCAGAGGGCCTCCACGCCGGGCGACGTGGAGACCTTCTCCGGCGAACCCGGCGAGGTTGCAGAACTGCCCGACGATGTGGCGGTCATGTGGCTCGCCGACGGTCACGTCGAGCTCCTCGCCGCGGTCCACAAGCCGACGGCGGAGACGCCGCCGGCGCCGCGGCCGGCGAAGCGACAGAAGTGAGGCACTGACGTGGAGCGCCTGCGCCTCGTCACCAGTGGCACATACGCCCTCGAGGTGGCGACCCCGAACGAGGCCGGCACTCTGTTCACCTCGACGACGCCCTGGACGATCGCCATCAAGGACGGCGCCGGGACGGCCAAGCTCGCAGAGACGGCCGCGATCGGCAAGGTGAGCGGCATCACCTACACGGCCGCCTACAGCGTGCTCGCCGCGCTCGACACGTACCTCTGCACGTGGACCGGCATGCAGTCGATCAACAAAAAGGAGTGGCAATCCATCATTGAGCTCTGCGGCGGCTACCTCTTCGATGTCGCCGAGATGCGCGCCTTCGACGGCGCATTCGCAAGCGCCACCACCTACCCCGACGCGAAGATGCGCGCCGCGCGCACGGCCGCCGAGCAACGCCTGGAGAAGGCCTGCCGCGTGGCATTCACGCCGCGCGCCCGCCGCGTGGTGCTGGCCGGTAACGGCACGGACACCATGCGCCTGCCCGACAACGCCGTGCGCCGCATTGTGAGCCTCACAGTCAACGACGTGGCATTCACCGCCGACGAGCTCGCCGCCCTCGACGTGCGCGAGTGGGGCCGCCTGACGCGCGGCGACGCCTACGCATTCGACGACGGCGCCGTGGTTGAGGTCTTCTACGAGCACGGCCTCGACTACCCGGACGCGCCGGTCGTGCAGGCTGCCATGCTCCTGGCCCGTGAGTACCTCGTGCGCAGCGCGCTCTCCTCGCGCGCCACAGTCGAGGCCACGGACGTGGGCTTCTTCCGCGTCAGCGTGGCAGGCCCCGACAGGCCTACCGGCATCCCCGAGGTCGACGCCGTGATCACCGACTTCGGCCGCCGCCGGCCACGCGTCGCATGACCAATTCGCGCAAGGGTTTCACAGTCAAGGCGGCCGCCGTCCAGGACGCCATGGCCACCGCGATCGCCACACAGCAGGCGGCGATCGGCGACGTGACGCCGCTCTCCGTGGGCTACCCGGCGGGCGGCCTGCTCGCCAAGCACATCTGGATCGGCGGCGAGTTCAACGTGACCATGCCGCAGCGCGTCTCCGGCGGCCTGCAACGCGACGAGGAAGGCGAGATCGAGGTTCGCGTCAGCGTCGTGTGGAGCGCCGCGGACATGGTCACCGCCCGCAACCGCGCCCTGGCGATCGCGGCCATCGTCGAGAACGCCGTCAGCGTCGACCCCACGCTCGGCGGCGTGGTGCAGGAGGCGCACGTGGCGAACGTCTCCGGGAGAGAGGCGGCCCCCGACGAGCACTCGAGGCAGTACGGCCTCCTGCTGAGGGTGGCATACCAGACGACCGTCGTGCTCGCCTGAGCTCTGCGGGTGACGCCGCCTCGATGATGAACGGGTGAGCGAACAACAGGAGGCCTAGGCCATGCCACTGCAAAAGGGCAAGGATGTATTCGGAATCGCCAAGCAGAGCGGCAAGGGTGTCATCGCCGCCAATCCCTACTTCGCCTTCGGCCTCGCCGGTGGCGGACTCATCGTCTCGCCGGCGCAGGAGCCCGACAGGCTGACGAGCGCCTACCTCGCGGCCGCCGGCGCCTATCGCAGCAAGATCGAGACGGGCGCCAAGATCGAGACGCGCGCCTACCCCGGCTTGATCGGCCTCCTCCTGCTCGCCGCGCTCGGCGACTCCGTCCCGAGCGGCGGCGCGCCGGCCGTCCCCGCCGTGCTCACCACCGCGCTCGCCGGCGCGAACAACGACCTCACCTTTCTGGCCAAGACGCCGGGGACCGCCGGCAACGGCATCACCGTCCATCTCGACGCTCCGGACGAGGCCAACGCCGTGCTCAGCGTGGACGTGGACACCCTCGCCATCACCGTCAACCTCGCCACAGGCTCCGGCAAGGCCATCACATCCACAGCCGCGCAGGTCCGCGCCGCGATCAACGCGGACGCCGAGGCGAAGGCGCTCATCACGGCGTCCATCGCGCCCGGAAACTCCGGCGTCGGCGTCGTCACCGCGCTCGTGGCCACGAACCTCGCCGGCGGCGCCGCGGCCGGCGGCGGCGGCACGTACACGCACGTCGCCACGCTCGGCGACGGGCTCGACTACTTCACCCTCTTCGAGCAGAAGGGCGACGACACCCTGCACGCCGTCGAAGACTGCAAGCTCGACGAGCTGGAGATCAGTTGGGAAGAGAATATGCCGCTCAAGGTCGCCGCCACATTCGTCGGCGGCGCCTGGTCGATCCCCGCGACCTTCGTCGCCACCATCGACGAGATGGACACCGTGGACTACTTCACCCCGGTCGGCGGGACCTTCAAGTACGACGTTGGCTCAGACACGCCGGTCGAGTCATCCGTGCTCGGCGGCAAGGTGACCATCAAGCGGTCCGCAGGGGCCAAGTTCTACTCCGGCAGCATCGAGCCCGGCGATGTGTTCGAGGGCCTCTGCGAGGTCGAGGTCTCGCTGACCGTTCTGCCCGACGACATGGACCTGTGGCGCACCATGCTCACAGGTTCGGACTCAGGCACAGCGATTCAGGGCGTGGCCCTCTACGGCTCCCTCGAAGTGACCTTCGTGAAGGGGGCCGACTCGCTGAAGCTCGAATGCGCAAAGGCGGCCTTCCTCTCCGACTTCCCCGAGGCCGACCCCGAGGGCGGCGCCGTCGAGATGGAGCTCGCAGGCTTCGCCTACCGCGTCGCCGGCACACCGATCACCGCGACGCTCGTCAACACGCAGGCGACCTACGCCGTCTGAGGAGAAGGGGGCACAGCAAGCATGTTCCAGGCACACGTGAGATACCTCGGCGATCCGCCGCCGGCCGAGCAACTCGTCGCCGTCCACCCCGCCGACGAGATGCGCGCCAAGCGCGAGCTCGACGGCAAGACGTGGGTGGACGCCGAGTACCGCCTCTATTACCACTGCTGGCTGGCGGCTCGTCGCTCCGAGCTCGTCGCGAAGTCCCTGGGCTTCGACGCCTGGCTGGAGACCGTCTCCGAGGTTGAGCCTGTGCCCACGGAGAAGGGCATCGCCGCGGCGCTCATGGCCGGGCTGATCGACGAGAAGCACGCCGAGTACCTGCGCAGCAATCTCGACCCGCAGGGTGAAGGCCTGGGGGAATCAGTTCCGCAGCCCTCCTGATCGCAGACGTGGCGCTGGCCTGCGGCTTCGGCCTCGACCTGGAGCGCTGCGATGCGGAGGTGTTCGCCGCCCTCATGGTGCGGCTGGAGCAGCGCGAGAAGGACGCGAAGCGGCAGGCGTTGATGGCGAAAGCGAGGGAGCAGCTGCGGTGACGGTCTACAGCGGGAAAGTGACAGGTGCCGGCGGCAAGGGCTTCTCCGCGGAGATCCGCGTCGAGGGCCTGGAGCAGACCATCGCCGCGCTGCGCGCCCTGGAACCCGAGGCGCTCAAGCGCATGAACAAGACCATTCGCGCGTCCCTCACCAAGGTCAAGAGCAGCGCCTCCGCGAGCGGTCCCTCCGGGCATCCTATGAGCTACCGCATCCGCGCCTCCAGCCGCGGCAAGCGCACCGGCATGAGCCTCCGTGCCGCCGACAAGGAAACCTCCATCTTCGAGTTCGCCGGAAGCCGGATGCGCTCCAGGAGTGGCGGACCGATCACTCCGCAGGGAGCGGCCATGGTGAAGTGGCTGGACGGCTTCGGCAAACCGGGGCGCTTCATGTGGGATGCCTGGGACAAGCACAAGACTGCCTTTGAGAGCGACCTGAAGGGCGCCATCGCCGAGGCTGAGCACGCCGTGCAGGCGAAGCTCGACGCCGCCGGGGAGGGCTGGCGATGAGGGCGCTACTTCACGTGCTTCCAAGAAAAGCCATGCGCAATACGCCACACGAACTGACGGTCCGTGCCGGCGCAGAAGGCGATGCTCGTTTGGTGGTGACCGCACGCAAGAGCCGCGCGGACTCGACGTACCTCATCGTCGCTGTGCACGGACATGCCATGCGACTCGCCGCGTGCCTGGCGTTCGCGCTCCACCTTGTCAGACATGTTATCCACGTGCGTTCCGACGCTGAGGTGCGCTGGGTTCACACACCACTTGTGATCGCAGGCATGGCGGATCATGAGGCACTCGGGCACAGAGCCGACCAAGAGCATGTATGCGACTCGGTGAGCCGTGACGTTGTTGCGACCCAGCCAGAAGGCACCATAGCCGCTTGGGAGATAGCTGCCGAGCCACGGCCAGCACTCCTCGGGTCCGCGCTTGTCGACCTTGCTCCAGAAGCGTGGAAGCAGGTCTTGCGGCGGGCGTCCAATGCGGGGAGTAGGATCACTCATGTCGTCACTCCTATCAGTGTCGGCCATGCCCCCGGAGGTTCACGCCTCGCGGGGGCACCTTTGTTCACTGTAGCACTTGCCTCGGACGGAGGTGCGTCATCGCTGTCCTGATATCCGTGTACGGCAAGGCCGACTTCAAGCAGATCGAGCGCGCCGAGAAGCAGCTCGCCTCGCTCAAGAAGGAGGCTGCCTCGGGAGGATCGGTCTGGAAGAAGTACGGCAGCGAGATCGCCGGCGCCGGCAAGTCCATGACCCTCTTCGCCTCCGTGCCGATCGTCATCGGCATGGGCGCCGCCGTCATGGCGGCGAGCGACCTCGAAGAGGAGATGAACAAGGTCAAGGTGGTCTTCGGCCAGTCCGCGAGCGCGGTTATCGACTTCGGCGAGACGGGCGCCAAGTCGCTGGGCATGGCTCAGACCGAGGCGCTGGCGGCGGCGGGCGCATTCGGCAACCTCTTCAAGACCACGGGCCTCACGGACAAGGCCGCCGCCGACATGAGCATGAACTTCGTCAAGCTGGCGAACGACATGGCGAGCTTCAACAACATCCCGGTCGCGGACGCGCTCGAAAAGCTGCGCTCCGGCCTCGTCGGCGAAGCGGAGCCGCTGCGCACCGTCGGCGTCCTGCTCTCCGAGGCGCGGGTGCAGGAAGAGGCCTACGCCTCGGGCATCGCCACCCGCGGCGCGAAGCTCACAGAGGCGCAGAAGGTGCAAGCGAGATACAACCTCATCCTCAAGGACACGCAGGTCCAGCAGGGCGACTTCGAGCGCACCTCGGGGAGCCTCGCCAACCAGCTCCGCACCCTGCGCGCCTCCGTGATCGACATGGCCGCGCAGCTCGGGACCGTCCTCATCCCCATGATCAAGCCGGTGGTCGGCATTCTCACCGGCATCGCCAGCGGGCTCGCATCGATGCCGGCGCCGCTGCGTTACGTGACGGTAGGCATTCTCGGCATCGTGGCCGCCACGGGGCCTGTTCTGTGGGGCCTCGGCAGCATGGCCAAGGGCCTCGACGCGGTGCGCAGCGGCGCCAGCATCGCGCGCAGCGTGCTGACCACGGTTCCTGGCGTCCTCGGCCGCCTCGCCGACGGCTACCGCAGCACGCAGGCCGCGCAGAGTGCCTTCAGCGGCGTGGCCGGCACGCTCGGCGGCAAGCTCAAGGACCTGACGACGATGATCGCCGGGCTGCCTGCGAAGATCAATCTCTCCATCGCAGCCATGGGCGCGTGGGTCATCGCCATCGCCGCCGTGGCCGCGGCGGTCTATCTGACGATCAAGGCCTACCAGGAATGGCAGGCCGCGGAGAAGAACCTCGCCCAGGCGAAGGCGGACGGGCTCGCCAACGAGACGAGCACGCTCGACCGCATCAAGGCGAAGTACGGCGAGAACAGCGTGCAGTACAAGAAGATGGTCAAGATCATCGCCGACGCCAACGCGGCCATGGCCAAGGATCAGGAGAGCCAGCTCACCGGCCTCGCCGGGTGGGTCGATTCCTGGGCCATGGGCATGAAGGGCGGGCTGGTCGGCATCTTCGCCAAGGGCACTGCCACCATTGTCGCGCTCATGCAGGAGCTGTTCGTCAAGAGGCTTCCCAAGCTGCTCGGCGGCTTCGTCGGCGGCGTCAAGACCACGTTCGCCGACGTCGCGGGCTGGATAAGCGGGGGCTTCACGCGCGGGGCCGCGGCTGTTATCCAGACCATGAGGGCTCTCCCCGGGCGGATCGTCACCGCTCTGGGGAACCCGAAGACTCTGCTGGCAAACGCCGGCGACGCGATCATCAAGGGGCTCTGGGACGGTATCAACCGCGCCACCGCCGGGCTCCTGTCCAGGGTCTCCGGGCTGGGCAAGCGCATCGCCAAGACGATCCTCGACTCCCTCGGCATCCATTCGCCCTCGACTGTCATGATCGCCGCCGGCAAGAACGTCGCAGCCGGCCTCGCTCAGGGCATCGCCGCGGGCCGCCAGCAGGCCATCGCCGCGGCCGCGGACCTGGCCGGAGGTGTGCGCGCCGCCATGACCCCGCTGGGCATCGCCGTCGCCGGGCCCGCGATGTCCGCGGCGGGGACCGCCGCCGCCTTCGACTCCGGTTCCGGCGGGCGCTTCTCAAGCGGTGGCACGGTGGTCGCCGCGCCGACGGTCGTCGAGAACCGGTTCGTCGCCGAGCTCAAGTGGTCGACCATGACCGGCGCGCCGACGGCCGCCGAGCGCAGGCATGTGCTCGCCTGGATGAAGCCCGAGCTTGAGCGCCTGTGGGCGCTGGACAAGCGCGCCGACCTGTGAAGCGCGCGACATCGAAGGCCGTGCTCATCGCCTGGGACATGGGCCGAGGGCCGACCTTCAAGGCCGGCGCCCGCCGCCACCCGCTGTACCGCGTGTACCGCGACGGCGCGCGCATCGGCGACACGTGCGCAGAGGCCTTCTACGACCGGCATGTGCGCCGGGGGGCCGTGTACACCTATCGCGTCTTCGCGGTCGCTCCTGGCGGCGCTGAGACGGCTGTGGGGCCAACCTTCACCGTGCACGTGCCGAGTCGCCGGCCGCGCGACCGCATCCCGCCCACGGCTCCGGAGAAGCTGACCACCAAGGGCTGGACGCCGTCCAGCGATTCTGGATCCGGCGTGCTCGCGTACTTCGTCGAGCGCGACAACGGTTCGCAGCCCTGGGCCGTGTTGTGGAACTCGGGCGAGGACGGGCCGACGAGCGGCAAGCTGCATGAGTGGACGGACGAGTCCGCAGTGAAGAAGCCCTACCGGCTGCGGGCGCTGGACGGGGCGCTGAATCTGTCGAAGCCGAGCTTGATGGTGGCGCCGGAGGGTGCTCCGTTCCTCTGGGTCGACGCCTTCGGTCCTTGGACAGAGCACGGCGGCATCCGGCTGAGGGGACTCATCACGCTCGACAAGATGGAGTGGGATGACGAGTGGGTCTACGGAGAGAACCGCTGCACCGACCTTGACCTCTGGAACGACGAAGACGCCTGGCCGATGTGGCACGTCCGGGATGACACAGCGCAAGGCTGGCATTACCCGAACAACCAGCTATCGTCATACCCCGCCTTCATCTTCTACGACGGCGACGACGGCCGCTATCGGCTCAAGGTGAAGTGGGAACGGTACAGCTACGGGTACGGCGTCTACTACTGGGCGCGGAGCATCACCACCTTCGACTTCAACGTCATGCCCAACGTGGAGCGCACGCTCACCATCGTCAGCTCCGCGGACGGCGGCCTCGACGACATCGGCTATCGCCTCGTCTCCATCGTCACGACCGCCGACCACGACCTCTACATCGGCAACACCATCGTCA